CCTAGCACCATTTCCTTCAGTACAACAGCTACCCCTAATACCACAGACAGACCTCTGATCTTCAATAGTGTTGAGACTGCCCCTATACAGTTCGCTAATCCGATTGCAGGTCTGGTATCCTCTGCCACTACCACCAGCTTGACGGATAATACTGTAGCGTGGGCAACAGACCTGTGGCGAGGGTATTATGTACTGATAACTCTGGGCAAGGGCATCAACCAGTGGCGTAGAATCATCAACAACAGCGCTACGACTTTGAACGTTGAGGATTGGGATGCTGGCAACGTACCAGACCTGACGTCTACTTACAAGATCTTCACTGGTGTTCATGTTCAGGCGGCAATAGCAGGTAGAAACGGCAATGTTCTAGCAGGTGCTATAAACAGATTGGCTGTACCTGTTTCTTTCGTTAGCAGGGTAGCTAACCCCGTACCCGCTAGAGATGGTGTAGACAGAGAGTCAGATAGACTGTTCCTGAGCAGGTTCCTGTTGACGGTTCGCCAACGTTCTGCTGGTGGTAATGATACCGATTACCAGATCTGGGCGCGCGAAACTCCAGGTACTAGCTTGGGTCCAGTAAGTGTGTTGGAAGAATGGGCTGGATATGGTACCGTCAAGGTAGTCATAGTCAACTCAGATAACACTATTCCTGACAGTGCCACAGTGGGTAAGGTGTACGATTACATCCAGACCCGTAGACCAATCGGTGCGCACGTCACGGTAGAAGCTGCTGTGGCTGCACTGATCGAGGCCAGGTTTACACTGACGGTCAAGGATGGCTTCAACCTTGTGGCGGTACAACAGCAAGTGAGAAGTGCAATCACCACTTTCCTCAACGCTCAGCCCGTTGGTGGTGAAGATGGACATGTCATGTTCTACCGCGTGCAGCAGGCAGCTATTGCTGGTGGTGATGGTATCGACACTTTTGATATGTACTCCACAGGTTACGGTATCCGCAGGGCTGGAGCGCCAACTTTCAGCACTGCAAACGTCACACTAACAGGCACAGAAAAACCAGTTTCGGGGACGATTACGGCTGTATGAACGACAAGGATTTCTACGGTTGGGGCGAGATTCTAATGGAGAATCTGCCCACTTACTGGGAAGAAGACGACTTCATGCAGCAGTTCCTGATGGCTATTGGGTTTGAATTCGACCCGCTAGCCAGGTTTACTCGCTTCATGTCCGACAGTGAAATATACAGAGCTATCGGAGATCAAGCGAGCACTATCCAATTGGAGCCGATGCATTCTGCCTGGTTTGCGCGTACAGCTAACGAAGCTGCGATGACGTATTGGGAACAGATGTTCAGTTCGCCTGCTGATCCTGATGCTACGTTACAACAGCGCAGGGCGAATATCATCGCTAGAATGCAGGGTACAGCAACACCCACGCCAGCATATATACATTCGCAGATTGCCAACTACGCCGATGAGATTGCAGTGATCGAGTACTTCGACTTGCCGCCAACTGATCTTAGGCGTTATAGTTTTAGTATTCGCATCATCAAACCCAAGGGATTTCCGCCCAACGTACAGGCAAATATCGATCTCATGATCAAGCGCATCAAGCCATCTCACCTGGGATACTTCCTCGAATATAGCGAGGTGACTTGGCATGGTGATACCAGTAACATGACGGACAGAACGTGGGCAGATCTTGGTAATATGACCTGGGCAGATCTCCGATTTGAGTGAGGTGAGCAATGCAAACAACCGTTCGGCACGGATTTCTACTCCCGGAAGTAACTGATGATGACCCTACACCAAACGCGGGTGTTAGGGACACCACCAGATTCAATTCAAACCTCAGTGATAGGAGTACCTTCTTTGATTTCAACGAAGTAATCACTGGCAGGTGGAGTTTCTCCACTATCACCCTCACAGGTGGGCTAAGCCAGGACTTCGTAAACAATACAGGTGCTCAGCGGGTAAGTGGCGATGTGGTAATGCTCGATCCTGCTGTGGACCGAGGTTTTATCATGCCAGTCGCAGGTGCCAGGGGTGAGATGGTTGGTGTTGTTGTAGAGACGATACCTGCTGGTGCTGTCGGCCGCGTTGCGATGGAAGGCTTTGTGCGCACCAAAGTCACTGGTATCACACGCCTCCAGTATCTCATCACACAGGATGCTAACGTAGTAGCTACTGGTACCCCGCTTGGTACTTCGGCAGCGTTTGGGATTGCTCTGGAGAACCCATCTGGCGGTACGTGCCTGGCTTACTTACACCCTAGCACGGGTAGTGATCCTGAGAGTATGTACAAGAACACAACTCTCAGGTCTAATGTCACACCTGTTACTGCTACGATGTTGGCAGGCAAACTGTTCTTCTTTGGTTATCTGGCATCTGCGCAGAGCGTAGTGCTTCCAGACCCAACATTGACAGAAAGACCCATCACAATTGCTGCTGAGGCTGGTACCATCACGGTAACTGCTACTGGCGGCAGTACAGTGTTTGGAGGGTCTACCAATCTGGTTACTGGCGCTGTCCAGAACGGTGTCATCGTAGCTGGCGATGCCTACTGCTACAAGAGCAATGGTATCCAGTGGAGGGCTGCATGACATACGCAGCTTCTCAAGTAGGGTATTGGGTTGGACAGGCTAACGACAACAGCACAGGTACTCATCCTCCATCTGGGTATGCTCCTGGACAACGTTGGTCTACCACGTCCTCGCAATGGCAGGGTTCCTACAATACGGAGTACACCAATGCTAGGGATACCTCTACTGGTCCGCATCCTACAGGGTGGGTAAGTGGACAGCTTTGGAGTACCACTGCTGGACAGTGGTATCCAATGTACGTTGCTGAGTACAACAATGCTCGTGACACTGGTGGAGGCCAGAGTAGCTCTGGAATGGGGGCACAGCATCCACCAGGTTGGGGCAATGGACAGTTCTACTCCTCTACTGCTGAGCAGTGGAATGCTCAATGGGGTAGTGAGTGGCGGAACGCTAGAGATCCGCAGGGCTATTCCTTTAGCTATCCTGGGCAGGGAGTAAATGCTGTCTTTTGGAGTCAATCTGCACAATACTGGCGTGGGCAGGCAGACTACTACTGGGGACCAAGCCGACAGTGGAACAATGGTTCCACTTGGGAGGCAAACTACAACGCCTATGTCGGTTACTACAACGACATGGTCAACCAGATGCAGACGTGGCAGGCCAGAGCCAATAGTGCCTGGGGTCCAAGTCGTGTGTGGCCCAATGGTGAAAGCTGGGAAGCTGCGTACAACAGAGTCTTGCCACCTGGGTTATCTATTCTAGCTACTGCTCTCAGTGTAGGTAGCTCAGGTACTGGTGGACAGTGGCAAGACATTGCAGCTATAACCGTCAACAGGACAGGCTATTGGGCGGGAATGATACACTGCTACTTCGGTGGTGGTGCTCCTAATCCTTATGGTGGTTTCATCCGTTTCCGATTTGGAGGATCAATCGGGACACAGCAGAACTTCAACAACCCTGCTCCTGGAGCCACAAACTACGGTTGGCACACTGGCTATGATGGAGCTGGTGGTGCAGTCCTTCTCAGTGCAGGGACGGTTATTGCTGTGCAGATGAACTGCAATACGGGTATGGGTATGAATGGCAATATGTGGGTAGTCTTCTGCCCGACCGATCAATATCCACATTAGGAGCGCCATGATAACACTACAGTTGAACAACCATACGGCAAGGAGATTGTCCTACCTGATAGGGCACTCCGATGAGGCAAACTCGGTGGTAGAAGCTGCCCTGAGTGCGGCCAAAATAGCTGAGCAGAACGTACGTGATGTGATTCTTCTGATAGCAGACCAGGCTGGTCACAAACTACCAGACAGCTACAACGTCGAGTTCGTAGATGAGGAGAACGAACTCCGCATTACACCCAAGGAAGAGTTTAGCAAGAATGGAGTAAATCATGGCTGAGGCAGAAATCACACAACTTCAGCAGCAACAGTCTCTGTTCACGGCTGCATTGGCAGCGGCAGTGCAGGGTAGGTGGACAGGAGAAGGCTCTGTAGAGGCTTTCCTGTATGCCTTAGATCCCGGACTACAGGGAACACTCAACCTTGATCCCCCTCTTACTGAGTCGGATGCGGAGTCACTCCCAAAAGGGTAACGTGGGATCCGAATACTCTGATGCCGACGCAGCGTGCCAACTGGACGTGTTCGGCATGCGCTTTGGCATGGGTTCTACGTGCAACAGGGTTAGATTCTGGGGCGAATGAGGACCAGTGTGTTTCACAAATCGGGTACCCTGAGAATATCAATGGTACCTACGGTTTGATGGATGGTTCTGGTGCCCAACTGCGTAGAGTCTTGGCTGAATACGGCCAGGATTCAAGCCAGGGATGGTTGACGTTTGATTCAGTGTATGCCATAGCAGGGCGCACAACAGGTATGATGTCTGGAGGTGGTTGGTATCATTGGGTAGCCTTACGTGGACACGATGGTGGTAACATCTGGGTTGCAAACTCTGCACCTGGATACCGCGGAGTATGGGAGTCACTTAGCCGAGACGAATTCCAACGGCTAGGTCCGTTTAGCGTAGTGTGGCTGGAGGCCTAAATGGCAACACATCAAATTCTACAGGTTGTCGCGCTTGTACTTCTCGTGCTTGCTGCACTTGCGTCTTGGACATGGCGACCAAACTGGGAAAGCTCTTACGGTCATGCATTAGGGTGGGCCGGACTAGCTTTTTACGTGTTGGCTGGTCTGAGCGGTTAGCACAATAACGTGGGACGCATACTGGAGATACTTGGGCCGTGGCTGTGGATGTTTGCCGCAGGATGGGCCGGTGTGGCGCTGGTA